ATCTGGGTCGCTTGAAAATACTAGTCCAAGAGAATCAAATAATGTTTTAACTCTTTTTATTAAATGTTCATTCATATATTTATTATGTTATAGGGGTTATTTAATTAGTTATTATAATATAATCAATTAATTTCATTATATCTTCAATTAAATCATTTTGAGTTTTTTCTCCATAAGTTCCTTCTAATGGTTTTCCAAGATGTCTACTCAACTTTATTTTTAAATCGTTTATTATATTTTCTTTCTCCATAGTATTATATTAATTTATAAACTTAGGGATTTGATAAAGGACAAACCCCTTTAAAACCTTTAACAAACTATAGCTTTTCTTGTTTTTCTACTGATAAGCATTAGCTTACCATCTTTAGACCAAACTTCTCTGTTGAACCATACATAACCAAGATAAGTCCAGCCATAAGCTATTAGCTTTTTCTTAGACCATTTCATTAGTCCTCCTTATTTACACTTAATTCTATATAAAGTTCTTTTCCTTTGTTTCCTATATTGTTTATAAACTCTATTACCTTTTTTTTGATTTTTAGCTCGCATATATTTATAAATCTTCATGCTTAATTCCCCACCTATGAGAATAATGTTCATTATATTTAAAGGCTTTTTCAGATTGCTCTTTAGTACTTTCAACTACTTCTCTCCTTTTACGAGTTATGCTCTCAGGCTTATAATCTCTTATTATTTCTTCTATCTCTGAAGGAAAATATATTCCTCTTTGTTGTGCTATATATTTCCAATAAGTCAAACATATCTTAGTATTGTTTCCTTTAATGCTAGGATATTTTTCTATTAAATATTTTATTATATTTGGTTTAACTTTCATACATTTATTTATTTTTTAAATAATTTACTAAATTTAATATATGAACCAGTTTTAATTATATCTTTATGAAATTTTTTAAGATTGTGTTGTCCACCTAATATTTTTATTATCATATATTTAATTATTAAAAATTTTAACTTCTTTATTATTAGGATAAGGACCTTGTTTAATCTCTAAGACTCTAGCACCTTTTTTAAATCTAAATCCGTGTCCTCCATTTAGATATAACATACTATCTCCTTTTTTAAGTTTTTCAATACTAATTAAATTCCACTTATTATCATATATATCTACTTCAATTCTACCGTGTTCTACATAGATAAATTCCGTTGTTTTTTGAACTTTATAATTAAAATGTATATGTTTATGTGCTTGTATTATTTTCTTTCCTATATGGGCGATTTTACCCACTTGAAATGGACATTCAAATGGTGTAAAAAATTGAACTCCTTTAGTTTTTAAACTACGTTTATATATAATAGATAATAATTCTTTGCCACTATATATTTCTTTTATTGATTTATCCTGTACTCTACTGTACATAATATTTTTTGTTATTATTTAAAAATTCTAAATCTTTTTCATTTGGTATATATCCTTCTTTATCAAGATATGCTTTAGTCTTTTTAAGATACTTACTTTGAGTTTCAAAACAATGTAATGGCAACATATCTTTTCTACCTTCTGGCTGATGAGTTCTAAAATTACTTAAAGGAGCAGCATTGTATGGACTATTTGATATTCTCTTTAAAATATGGTGTAAACAATTAGCATCATTCCTACCATCTTCCCAATCTTTTTGCCAACCATCACTAAAAAATAAATATCTTGTATCTTCTGTAAAATTATTCTTCGTCATATTGACATTTTATCAACTAAATCTTTTTTCATTTTGCTTAACTTATCTAATGTTTCTTTAGATGCTGGTTTTGTATTATCAATTATATCTTTAATTTTTTTATTCTCTCCTTCAGAATATTCTTTTCTTTTATTATCTAATAAATCTTCATCTGGTTTAGTTTTTGATAACCAATTCTTAAAAGCTAATATTGGAACCTTAGGTAAACTCTTTTTATTTACTACCCACCATTCACACATATCTTCTATTATAATTTCATATTTTCTATATGGATATTTCTTTTCTAATTCTGAAAATTGTTTATGATTAAATATCTCAGTTTTAACATCTTCTACACTTACTCGTGGTATTCGTTTAGTTGATTTAACCTTTTTTTTAATAGGAGTTATTTCAGACTTCTTACCAATAGAACTAAATAAATTTCCATCTATTTGATTTTTTATTTTCTCAAAATCTTCCCAAGTAGCACCTCTACTTGACCATAATTTAGGATTAATATCTTTCCTTAAATTTTGATGTTCAAAAAAATTAATAACAAAATAAAATTCTTCCTCATTAAAATTTATTTTAATCCACAACCCCTGACTAATAATATCATCTACCCAATTAGAAACTTCACTAGTATTATTAGACCAATGAGGACATATAATAGCTTTCAATTTTTTTATAGATATTGGCAATAATCCAAAATCATCTGTATGTATAATTCCCCAAGTATAAAATAATTTTGCTAAATCTTTTTTTAGATTATCAACTCTTTCACTTAATGATATAGCTTTGTTTATCATTCTTCCTACTGACATTTTTTTAATTTTAATTTAATAAATTTTATTCATCGTCACCAAATGGAATATCTTCAATATCAATTTCATCTTCTTCATTATCAGATTTGTTAATATCATCATTAACATCTATTTCTGAAGGTTCTTTACCAGCCTTTTCTTTCATTTTATTAACAATCTCTTTCAAATCTTTTACAGTTTCTAAAACTCTTTGCTTTTCTTCTTCGTTTAATGGTTTATTATTCTTAGTTGGTTGAACAAAATACTCTGTTTTTAATTTTTCACCAGTTCTTTTAATAGTTATATCATAATCTGGAACACCATCAAATTTCCAATCTTCATCCATACCAAGTTCACCGAGTTGTTTAAATACACTATAACCAACTTGACCTATTTTTACATCACCATCTGCTCTATCTAATACCCAAAATAGAAACTTAACATTTGGTTTATCACCAGCTTTACAATACTTACAACCACTATCTTTACCAATACAGGTATAACTTTTATTATCTTCTTTTACAAAATGACTACCGATAACCTCTCCTGTTGTTAAAATTCTTATTTTATTATCTCCTTGTTGTGGTCTCCAAAATTGACCTCCTCCTATTTTATATTCTTTAGCTACCTTTTCATAATCTTGAAATTTCATTTTTTTATTCCTTTCCGCTTTTTAGCGTTTATTAATTTTTTTGTTAATTCACTTATATTTTTTATATAATCATTTGTTTTATCATCATTATAATCAATTTTTTTTATTCTTTTCTTATAATAATAAATTCTATTTTTTAGATATATAACATCTTTATTATTATGTATATATTTATGAACATAACCACGTCTTTTTTCTTTTTGTGCTTCTGGCGAAATTCTTATATCATTTATAAAACATTCTACACTACAATATACTCTTTTTTTCTTTTTTGGTTTACCACAATATTTACATTTACCACCAATACTATTTTGTATAACTATAGCAGTTCTTTTTTTACTATTTTCTTTTTTAATTTCTTCTAATTGATATGGCTCTAAATATTTATTAATTATCTGTCTAACTCTTTCTCTTGTAATTTTATATTTTTTACCCAATTCTTCATAAGTTAAACATTCACCATTAATATAACTAGTAACAATTTCTATATTCCTATCTTTAAATTCTTTTTCACCTTTTTTTCTTTTAAATCTTTTCATCATATAATTATTCTTTAATATTATTTTTAATCCAATCTGCTTTTATTTCGTCATTTTTATCCTTAATTTTTCCTTTAATTGAACTTTCCCAATCTTCTGCATTATCAAATCTAGTTAAAAGTTTAAACCAAGAACTACGTTGAACTTCCCAATTCTTATTATAACACCCTTCAATAATATATTTCTTTTTATTCTTTTGAAATCTTATTTTACCCTTTTCATTAAATATAATATTTTCTGGCTTTGGTGGTTCTGTCTTACTTCTAATATAATAAGTCATTTCTTCAGTGTCTCTTTTATATAATTCTTCTAAATTTTTATCATTCAAATAAACTGGAAATTCTGCTGTCATTAAATCATCTTTTGATATATAAAGAAGCCTACCTTCTTTTATATTATTCGCTTTTAGATAAGCATATAATTGTAATCTATGCCAAGGATATGCTTTTGCTAAATAATCTTTCTTGTTCCAAAATGCCATCGAATTAATTGATTTAAAATCATAAAGTAATTCTGGTAGTCCATTGGGATACTTTTCTAATAAACTTTTAGCCATAGCAATAGTTCTACCTTTAATGAAATCACTAAAATGATAATCATCACAATGTTTTTCTACTTGTTTTAAATCTGGCTTTCCACCAGCCAAAGCATCATATTTACCTAACATTTTCAATGACTTATCTGTTTCCTCTATTACTGACCATTGATTACGACCTTGTTCATCTGGCAAATCCTGTGTATTTATTAAAATGCCACAAGCTCTAAATACATTTAACATCAAATGATGAAATTCATCTCCTGCTGAAAATATTCTTAATACTCTTTCCTCATACGGATTAGTAACTGGAACTCCCATCATTTTCTGATATCTATCCCAATAATTTTTTCCTAAATCTGATGGACTCATATAATCTCTAACTTTTGGCTCTCTTTGTTTAGTCAATTCATTCATATCATTCCAAGTTCCGACTATACTCCAACACATATCTTTTGTCATATCATCAATTTTTTCATTATTATTTTCAATGTCTTTATCTGACATCATAATTTTATTATTTATTTATTAAATGTTATATTAATAGTTTAGCATATTTTAACAAATAAGTAAATACTTATAACTGTGGATAAGTTTTTTCTTAATTGGATTTTTAAAAATGCTATTATTCTCTTATCTTAACTTCTCTTAGCTTCTCTTAACTTCTCTTAACTTAACTTCTCTTCTGTAAACGTTCTGTAACGTCTCGTAACACTTCGTTACAATCTGTAACATTTTAGTGTTTCAATCGTCTTATTTAGTAGAGAACATATATATAAAACATAATAAGTAAAGTATAAAGTAAGTATTTAATTTTCAAAGAACTTTTTGTACCAACATATATACCATTTTCGGAGTGTTGGTTTTTTTTTATTATATTATAATTATATTTTAATTCAGCCTCTTTACGAGCTTTTATTGCATCTTTTTTATATTTAAAATATCCAATATCTATTTTCTTTTTATTTACTACTATTCTGACTTGCCATTTTTTATTATTTTTAAACCACCAAACTCCTTTAGTACCAGAAGTATTATCTTTTCTTAATTTTGAATTTCTAGAATTTTTTGATTGAGATACATCTCTTAAATTACATATTCTATTATCTGTTTTAATTCTATTAATATGGTCTATTGTTTGTTTAGGAAAATTTCCGTATTCGTATAACCAAGCAAGTCGATGAGCCTGATAATCTTTCCTATTTATTTTAATTATAATATAACCAATTTTATTAATTGTTCCAGCAATATATCCAACCATTGCTCTAGGATTTCTATATAATATCCATTTAAAAAAACCTGTTTTAGAATTATATTTTAAATATTTTTTTAATATTTTTTGATTCATATTTTTTTTAATCCAAATCTTTCAATGTCTTCTAAATCTGGTGTTGCCTCGTGGCAATTATTTTTTTTCTTATCTTTACATCCTTCACATAAATAAAATCCTTTATATTTTTTACATTTTTTATTAATATGTTCTTTTCCTATTAATATTCCACATCTTTCACAATACTCACCAAGCTTAGCATTCTTTGGAATTATGCCATTAAAATATAATGACACATCTCCTTTCCTTAATGGGCTAAATTTATATAATTCTTCTTTCCATTTAGTTCCCATTATGTATTTCTTTTTGGCATTACTCCAAACTATTATTCTTTTTATTATAACTTTTTTAAATCTTGCGACAAGCTTCATAGATTTATTGATTATTAATTAATTATTCTTTTAAATTTATTTTCAAATTCCTTTTCTTTATAAAATGTTTTTCTATGACATTTTTCACATAATGTAATACCATTATCAATATCAAAACATTTACTTTCATCTATTCTCATTGGTATAATATGATGTACATTAAATTTCACTGTTATTCCAAGTCCTTTTTCATTTTTTATACCACACACTTGACAAGTATAATTATCTCTTTGAAATACTTTCATTCTCCATCTTTTATATTTTCCACTTTCCATTGTTTGTTTTCTTCTCATTCTATAATCAGAAGGAATTGATTTTCTTAAATTTAATCTTTCTTTTCCTAACCAATATCTAACTGGATTTTTTAATTTTGCTTGTCTAAGTTTTTCTTTCCATTCTTCAGACATTTTTTGTCCTTTATTCCAACCAGCAGGACATTTAATAATACCAATTTTATGTTTATATTGTGTTGCACAACTATGAGAACAAAATTGTCTAAAATTACGACTTGGTAAAACTTCAAATTTTTTATTACAATTTTTACAATTCTTTTTTATTTTCTCTTTACGATTACATAATGCCATATTAGTATATTTAATATATTATATAATAAGTATAACATACTAAATGTATTTTGTAAATAGTAAATATCAATTTGTCAAATTACAGTATTGTAATAATTTTATTTTTTTTCCCCAATTAAGTGCATCTTGTTTACTAGCAAACCAAATATCAAAAACTTCACAACCATATCTTTTATTCATTCTATCTTGAACTTCAAATATTTCATCATCAATTTTTATTTTAGTACCAAACTCTAAACAATTATTGGCTATAATACCATATCTTGTTTTTTGACCAGAAGCAGTTATATTTGGAGTATCATCAGTCTGACTTTCTTCTGAACTATATCCATAAACAGTTGCAACAACTTCCTTATATTTACATAGGACGCTGTCCAATCCGCAAATATCAACAGGTGTATATGTATTTAATAGCCCTTTATCGTTAAAATTTGGTTGAATTTGGGCTTTATAATCAATTTGTGATGTATCTATTGTCTGATAGTCGAAATGGCTTAGGTCGTTAATTTTGAATCCAATTATTACACAAATTATTATTAAGATTGTCAATGAGTATTTACTTGTTTTTTTGTTTTCTAACATATTTTTGTTTTTATTTTTTAATTATTAAAATACTATATATTCTAAACTATTTCCTCCATCAATCATTCTTTTTCTGATAGCAGTTTTAGATTCTTCACTCAATTTATCTGCTAATTTTTTTTGATTTACAATATCAAACATTGCTACCATATACATTAAATTATCTTGAATATTTTTTAAGTCTTTTAATTTGCTTGTTTTCTCATCTACATATCCATAAGTATTATCGTAAAAACACCATACTTCTACACATTTATTTCTTACTTCTTCAAATATCTCATCTGTTGGTGCTTCATAATATAATTTTGACATATTATTTTTTATCCTTTCCGTCTGTTAATTGTAAAAATGATTCATTACATTTTTTAATTAAGATAGTTTCTAATTGTTTAGCAATATCTTTTATAGGATTTATAATCTGAGGTGGTAATGAAAATACTATTGAATTTCCATAATACTCTTCTGTTCTTAACGAAAATGTGCTTATTTGTTTATCTGCTGAAAATAATCCTATAGTAGCAGTTATGCTTGGCAGATTATCTTTTAATTCTACTTCATAAGATAATATTTTTGCCTTATCAATTCTTATGTCTATTTTTTTCATACTTTTATCCTTTCTTAATTAGTTAATAAATTATTATTTTCTTTTAATGATAATAAGATTAAATCTTTAAAGTTATGAGATGAGTATAAATAGGTGTTATATGCTTTTATAAGTTTCTTAATGATAAATCTGTCTTAGCTTTTCAGCTAATTTCTCTCTGTGTTCATTTGTCATAAAATTGTTTCCTTTCGTTTATTTTTTAATTTATAAATATTCTTTTTCGTATTTACTATAATTTTTCATTATGTCTTGACAAATTAACTTTGTTAATATATTTCCTGATGATGCAATAACTCTATTAATATCAAACATATTAACTCTTCCACTTTCTCTAACTTTTTCAAAAGCTATAAATTTTGCTTTTGTCATATATTTTTCTCCTTTCTTATTATTTATATTAATTAATTTTCAAATTGTTCTGGGTGTAATTCCATATACAATTTATCATTCCACTTTTCATCTTCGCTTTCCCATTGAACTAACTCATTTTGTTTTGACATATTATTTTATCCTTTCTTTATAAATCTTCTCAGCATACTTCTGAGCATAGTCTATAATATCTTGAATATCTGCTCCATCAATCCAATCAGCAAATCCATCTGGTATCATATCGTCCAATGGATGTTCTGATTCTATATAGATGTCCTGTAAATACCCTTCAAAATCTACTTCCTTTTTTATTTTTTCTTTTTGTAATTTTTCTCCACGCTCTAACATATCTTTTAAATCACCATTCATTGCAAAAATTTCATTTGCTAGTTCCATTATTGATTTGCTCATACATTTATTCTCCTTTCTTTTTTAGTTATTTATAAATGTTTCTTTAACTAATTTAAGTGTAGCATATATTTTACATAAAAGCAATGATTGTAAAGGGGTCTAATGTGTTTATTTAAAGGGGTTTTATGTGGGGGGTGTGGATAAGTTTTATATCTAATTTAATTGTACCACATTTTAACTTTAAAAAAAAGAGGCAACTGTGGATAAGTTTTTTAATAAAAAACAGGGCTACTAACCCTGTCTTTTTTGATACCTATAATTTTATTTCTTTTTCTTTTTCTTAGGAATTGCTGATAGTATTGGAAACTGCTTTGCACCAAAATAATATCCAATGACTAAAGCAATTACTGGAAATATATAGCCTTGTAAATCTGGAGATAAATACGCAAGTATTCCTCCACCTACAATTACAATCACAGCTATAATTCCTTTGATGATTTCTAACATAGTTTTCTTATTATTATTTAAAATATTTATTAAAGAACTTCACAGCTATAGTTCTATTATTAACTAAGTAGCCTACAAAATTCTTTAACTGTTTTGTCGTATATGTTGTGTTATAATCAAATGGTATTTTATTTCCATTTGGTATTAAGTCTAAATCTTCTTTATCTATGATAAGCAATTCATTAAAATTATATCCATTCGACCAAAATGTAAATTCATCTGGAAACAATTTTTTCTTACCACCACTAATTAAATATACATTACTACTATCAATAGTTTTTACTATCTTATTACCATACTTTTGTAATATCTTAGCTAAATCATTTTCTATATCAACAGTAACAAAACCATTATTCAATCTTGTAGTCGTTATCATATCGTCTATATAAAATAATCCATTATCTCCCCATCCATTTCCCCAGCTATTTACTATTATCAAATGAATTACACTATTAATCTTTTTCCAACCAATTATACAATATGCATGACCACCAACATTCTTACCGCTAGGTGCTTTCATTTTAAAATCTGGCGACATATTGTTATCACCTTTATACCAATTACTACTTGTATTTACTGGAAAACTAGTTTGATACAAAGTATTTCTTATTTCATTAAATCCATTAACAGTAAAATAAGATTTTGATTTATGCTGTAATCTATTATATCTAGCATTTTCTGGTACTAAACTTTCATCTATATATTCTTTAAATGTTACATCTGGTCTATGTACTTCTGGGTATAATTTCTCTTCACAGACGCCAACTTTAACTAAACCTTGTTGAGCAACTCTTAAATATGTTCCTTCTGTGTAAGATAATCCATCATGAGCTTTACAATAAACGTGTAAATCTCTAGCAGATAATTCAATTTTTTCTTGTGCTTCTTTTTGTCTTGTTGTAGATTGGGAAACACATGTTCCTAGTCCATCTTGAAATTTAATTTGAACTTTATCTGATATTACATTAAAATTATTATCAAACCAATCTCTATAATAAGGAACAATAAAATTATCAGGCAATTCAATTCCTTCCTCTAATATATTACTAACTATAAAATCTCTATCATCTGGTAAATCTGGTATACATCCAGTAGTATATTTTTTTCTAAATAAATTTTTAAACCACATATATTTTAAATTAATTATTAAACAGCAGTATAACTTTCTCCTCTACCTTCAGATATATTTATATCTTGTAATCTTTTCATAGTTAGAACTTTATCAAATAATCCTATTCTAACTGGTTGAACAACAATATCCATTCTATCTATTTTATAAGTATATTCTTTGATAACCATTCCCTCTTCAAATATACTATCATTGAAACCTTCTATTTTTACAGTATCACCAACTTCTATACTTTCAATATCATAACCATGTTCATATTTATTATTATCTAATAAAGTTAATCTAACTTCTATGTCGGGTTCATTCATTGTACCAAGTATATTAGAAGCTTCTTCATCCATAGTACCCGTATCACCATAATATCTTTCAGATTTTTGTAATACTCTACGACCAAATTCTCCTTGAGAACCAACATTACCATATCCTCTATAATTTGTTACAGCCAATCCATCATCTAATAAAACAGTATTTATAACTCTCTCCATGTTTTTATTAACTTGTATATTTAAAAATTGTTTACTGTAATAAAATGTATGACTAATTGTAGATGGCTTTAATGCAAAATGAAAAAAGTTATCAGAATCGATATACCAATAATAACCAGTAGGTGACATCTGACGTACTCTTTCAATAGCAGCTAAATATGTTTCAGCATCAAAAGTATATTTTATAGTGGAACTAGTAGTAGCAATACCACCACCATTATAATGCATAACTACATTAGAACTTTCAGCTTCATATCTAGCTAAAATAGCTTTTATTATATCACCACCATCGGCAGCAGCAATATCACCTGAAGTTATAGTTAATCCATCTGTAGCTTTTGTATATAATTTAGTTTGAGCACTATTTTTTAGAATATCAACAGCAAATTTTGTATGATAACCTAATAAATTTACATATATTCCCTGTTGACCATTTTCATTTATCCAAGGAGTATATCCTGAAATATAACCCATATAAATTCTTTTACCAGTTTGACCATTTATATCATCAGGAGTATCTTTATCAAAAACAAAAATTTCTACTCTATTATTTAAACGAACATCAACTCCTTCTCCAAAATTACCAAATGTTCTAGCAAGATTTATAATACATTGACCGAAACCACCATTTATCTTTTTAGAAAATTGAACAAAACTAGCATCATCCCAATCTTCACTAACTAAAGTTCCATCTGGTGTATAGATGTTATAAAAAATTGTTTTTTTTACTATATCAGCCATATTATTATAAGTATCTAGCTTTATAATTTACAACAGTTGGAATTGAATAAGCACCACTAGCTTTACCACCGAGATATAAAATAAAAACTAAATCTTTATCATAATCATCAACCCAAGTTCCTGGATTTCCAGAATCATCTGATGTTGCATAATTACCTTTACTGTAAGTATCAGCATTCAAATATCTTACTTTATAATAATCAGTAGCACTACCACCACCACCATCATACATAACTATCCAATATTTAGTATTACCAGTTAAACTAAAATCAGCAGCATTATCCATATAAGTATAAACTGGAGTAATACTACCATAAGCAACTGTAAATGTAGCTACTGCTACTCCATCTGGAACTCCATCATTATCACCTTCAATTGTAGCAGTAAAATCATTTGGTGGAGAACCTTCAGAATCTAATCTAAGTGCTAATCTTCTATAAGTTGAATCAGTATGTTTAACCATAAAACTTTGAGCAACATAATCATTTCCATAAACAGTACTATAAGCAGCTAGTCCACCAGTGGTATTATATTCAACAGAAATTAAACCAAATCTTAATGTAAAAGTAATACCATCAGAACCTAATACAGCTCTTGGAAAAGTTCCATAATAATCTATACTATCACCATCATATTTAACTGTTTTGGCATCACAATCAATTTCTAAAATTTTACTAGACGCAAATGCTCCAGTTACAATCATAGAAGTATCAATATCATATGTTGTCGACACTGTTCCAAGTTCAACACCCGTAATACTTGCTGGTGTAGTAAATGTAAAAGTAAATTTTGGTTTTTGTTCAGGAGCACTTCCAATAGATAAAATGTGTGAAGTACTATAAAAAGCTGTCATAGTAGCATCTATAATAGTTGTATAAGCAGTTGATTTACCAACAGCTTCTTTTATAATAAAATCTGCTTCATAAGGTAAAAATGTTAAATTATAATAATCACCTATTAATGTATGACTAGCACAATTAGCAACATATCTTCTAAGAGTTCCACCATCTGGAGTTATATCTAAATTTTTATCTCTCCTAGAAAATAATTCTTTAAAACTATCTACTGCTGTTTGTAAAGCGGCGGGTGTAGCAGCAGATATAAAACCTTTAACTTTAATATGTTTTACTCCATATCTATCATACACAATAATACTTCCATCTTCAGAAGCAAAAGGCACGAGAGTAAATTCTCTAGGTGGAGCAGAATTGTCTCTAGCATATTGTAAATTATAAGTAGAATTTACTAATTCTGTACTATCATATTTAACACTAAACATATATTTATTTTAATTATTGAGCACCTAATTCGGTTAACTCATTTGCTCTATTTATACTATAAATTATTTCATTTATAAAAGAATCCTTATCAACTATATTAGCACCAGAAAAATCAAAGTTATAAGTATTACCAGCAGAAGTATCAGACAATTTATTTAATGGTATAATTGCTTCTGGTCCATCTTCTCCCACCATAGCTAATGTTGGTTTTGTAACAATTCCACCAGATGCAAATCCAGTAACTTCAGCACCTTTTCCAACGACACCCTTTACCCATCCACCGACACTACCAGCTACAGAACTAAACTTATCACCAATCCAATTTAATTTACCGCTTAACCAATCAACAACACCTCTAATGGGATTTTTTATTTTGTCTACAAAAGAAGTTGTTACATCTACAACGGCTTGCCAAATTGATTTCCACGCTCCGACTATAATATCTTTTCCAGCTTCAAATACTTTTTTAATATAAGGAAATATAAATTCAACAATACTTTTTATCATATTCCATTGTGCTTCAAAATAACTTTTAATACTTCCCCATATAAATTCCCAAATATCTTTTATAATATTAAGAACTGATGTAATAGTTTCTAACATAGCCTCCATAAAAAATTTTATATTAGTTCCCATTAAACCAAATGCTATATCTATTAAACCAACTATAAAATTTAAAACAGTCTTAAATGGTTGAGTAATTTTATCCCATATCATAACAAAAAAATCAAATAATGCATTAAATATAGTAGTAGCTACACTTTTTATTCCATTCCAAACATTAACTAAAAATTCACTTATTGTATTCCAAGTATCTAATGTAAATTTTTTTACTTTATCCCAATTTTTAATAAGTAAATATATAGCAATTCCTAAAGCAGCAATTGCTACAATTATTAAACTAACTGGATTCGTAGCTAAGAAAATTAATGCTTTGCCAAATAAACCAATACCAATAGTTAATATTTTAAACCCAGTAATAAGTTGTGGTAAAAATCCTATTAGAAGAAGTAATGGACCACCAATTGCTGTTACAGCAAATATAATAGGTACAATAGTTTTTATTAAATCTTTATTAGTACTAACCCATTTACCTATTTTTTCAATTACTGGTGCAAATCTATCTCCTAAATCAATCATAGTATCTTTCAAAGTAAGCATTGCTTGATTTAATTTAAAACCAGGACCTTTTGCCATATCTTCAAAATATTTTGATGTCGTTCCTGTAGAATTTCCTATTACATTCAGTGCATTTGCATAGTCCTCAGCACCCTCACCAAGTAATGGAAATAATGCTTTCAATGCTCTAACATTTCCAAACATTTCACCAAGTGCTTCAGTATTATTACCATATTCATCTTTTAATTTTTTTAATATACCAGTAAATCCAATTCCTTCTACAGCAGCTTGACTATTTTCATAACCCCAATCTTTTATAACTTCTTTTAATTTAGTAGACGGTTTAATTAATTGTGTAAATACACCATTAATTGAAGTAGCAGCTTCTTCTGTACTACCAGAAGTTTTTGTAATAGTAGCTAAGGCAGCACCAACTTCATCAAAACTAACACCTAATGTTTTTGCTTGAGTAGCTGCTCGTGGAAATGCATTTGATAATTCTTCAAAATTAAGTAATCCAGCATCTACAATTCCGAACATCTTATCCATTGCCTCTCTTGCTTCATCACCCTCCATACCAAATATATTCATTGCCTTAGTTAATGCTTTTGTTACTTGAGAAGCATCTGCTAAACCAGCAGTAGCAGCTTCACCAACTACTCTTAAAACCTTCATTGACTCAGCTCCTCTAAAACCAGCAGAAGCAACAGTATACATAGCTTCTTGCATTTCATTTGCATTTTTACCAACTTCTATAGATAAAGAACGCACATCTCTCTTCATATCTTCAAAACCATCACTACTAAGTTTAAGCATCTGATTTGTTGCTCTTGATAGAGTATCAAAATCACTAGCAGCTTTAATTGCACCAGCTCCCATCAAAACGGCAACACCAGTCATAGCAGTACCAGCAATTTTAGCCGTTCTTGTTAATTTTTGTTGAGTAACACCAAGCTTATTTAATTGACCACTTACACCTTTTAAGGTTCTGCTAGCATCATCTTTTGCTTTTATTACTAATTGTAATAACGTTGTAGCTGCCATATTATTTATACATAATATTTAATTTATAATATTTATTTTAATTTTCTATCTTGTATCTTTTGATATTGTGCATCAAGATTAATCACTGATGTTAAACCACTAATAAACCACTCTGGTTGCGAAAGGTAAGTATAATAATCCCATTTCATTTCACGACACAATAAGATTATATTTAATTCTTCACTAACTTTTCCTTTACCTTGTGAAAGTAAAGTACTATACTCACCCTCTATTCTTTTTTTATTTCTTGTGTTGCACCAGAAATTTTATCAATTTCTTTAATGATAAAATCATAATCTTCACTTCTCATATCAAGAACAATATCAAGAATATCTTCTGATTTACCATCAATATCAACAATTATAGCTTTAATAGCGGCATCTTGAGATTTAGATAATATTTCTCCTTTAAGCTTAAAATTATTAACATTTTGACTATCAAAAGTAGTTTCATTAACTAAAGCATTAATTATATCTCTTCTTTCTCTACCAGTAAGCCATTTTTTAATAACAACTTTTTGTTTTCCAATTGGAGTTGTTATAGTCTCTGTTTCTCTTTCCATATATTTTTTATTATTTTTATTAAATTATTCATTATTAAATCGTTAAAAGTTGTTAAAAATCATTAATTAAGTATGTCTTATTATTACGCACTAGTTGAACTACTTGTTGAACTTGAGGTAGATGAACTTGAACTACTAGATGTAGAACTTGTTGATGTACTTGTTGGGTAATCAGTTGCTTCATTTATAAGATAACAATCATTAAACAAATTATCTTTTCCATCTAAATCATACAAGGCAGTAAACGATAGTGTTTGTGATGTAATGTCATCTAAAGCGTGGTCAGCATCCCAATCGTGAAAATCAACTTTACTCAAATCAATTCTGAAAGCAGGGTTAGTTGTACCAATTGTTACATCAGTATTTACTAAATCAATTCTTAAAGCCTTATAATCACCATCTAACATATAATCTCTATATGTTCTATCTTCATAATTTAACTCTAATTCACCAGTAACCTCAAATTTCTTATTGTTTATATCTGTTGGTATCAATGTACCTAAACAATAATTATCTTCAAGATTCTTAGTGATAGTAAGAGTTAGACTCTTTAGACATACGGTTTCACTGCTAAATGAATCAACGTCAGCAGCAACTTTAAAATTCAAATGTCTACCAAGAAATTTATTCTCAGCACTATAAGTTGCAGTTTGACTACCAGCTAAACTTGGTTCTGAACGAAAAGATACAGTATATTTTACTAAATCTTCTGGAACAATATTAATTGCCAAGCTTTCAATCATTGCTTTAGCGAATGATAAGTCGCCTATTGGGTCAGTTGTCTGAATTGAAATGCTATCGTGAGCATTATCATTTTGAAGCGTATAAGTATGTTTTCTAGCACCACTAAACGCAACAGAAGATACTATTCCAAATGTAGAATGTAATATAGTACCAAAACTTTTATCTCCCATTTCTATTTCCATATCACCTTCAGCCCATTTTTGAGCAACTAAAGATTGACTACCACCCCAAATACCACCATATCCAGCATTTGCTCTAGCTTTTACAACTTTGTCTTCATGATTAAACGTCAAAGCATTAACCCAATAAGTTGGGTCTACGAGTTTTCCTCTGGTACTTTCTATACCAATACCAATTGACATTCTTCTTCCTATCCATTTCATATATTTTTTTTCCTTTGTAGGTTAGTTTTTAATTAAATTTTTCGACCTTTATTATATTAACTCTTATCGAGTCTTCGTTCTATTCTCTCTACTACTTTTCCTATTTTTTCATTAGTTTCATTATTGTATTCAATACTACCTTTTAAACTTGTTAGTGCTTCAGTATTATTATTCATTGCATCAGTACTATGATTTATATGATTACCAATCACTTTAAAAATCCATTTTAATACTATAGATAATAAAATAATTAATAATACAGCTAAACCAACTGCACCTCCTTGTATTATTGTTTGTAAATCGATACCTTCCATATATTTTTATATTAATTATTATTTAAAAAACTTATGATATTGCGGTTACGTCAACCGAAACACGACAAAAAATCTTTATTTCAGCAGCTCTAAAATTATCCTCACGCCCCGCATAACCAAAAACCGAAGGCAAAGCAAAGAGATTTATAAATGTATATCCAGTAGGACAATCAGCTTGTATTCCTGTTAATGTATAATCACTATCAAAATCATCTAAAACAGAATCAACTAAATTTCTTAATTTTCTATCTGCTTCAGATTTTACATCTGTACCAGCAGGCGAAATTGTCCTATTTACAAATAACTTAATACTAAAAGCATAGATTCTAACATTCTCACAAGTAGTATTATAATCACTTTCATTTTCTGATGGCGTAATTGTACAGGCTGGGTCGCCTTTAAATTCCTCTACTTCATAAGAAAATGATTCTTGAATTAATGCATTAGCATCAATTATTGATTTTAGTTTGTCCATTAAAATACTCCACATATATTTATATTTTACTTATCTTATTTAAAATTTTATCTCCTGTTCTTTTGACTTCAGCATCAATAAATGGTATAGATTTTTTAAGACCCCATTCCAGAAATGGTCTTGATCGCATACCCCAACCTTCGTGTACATAAATTCCATAAAATTTATGAGGTTGAATAATTGTCCTAAAATTACTAAAACTTGGTCTAATACTACCTTTTAATGCTCCTGTTCTGACTGGAGTTACACTTTTTGATTCTTGAGAAGCCTTTACTCCAATTGCTCTTATAGCTTTATTTACTTCACTTTTGACAAGTTGAGGAGCTCTTTTAAAATTACTCATTAATCTATTTAATCCTATTATTTTTACATCAATTTGCATAAAATTATTGAGTTTTTTCCACAAGTAACATCCGATAAGATATAGAACCAAATGACCTTTCTGTTCCACCACCAGCAACAACCGTATATTCATTACAACTATTATCTCTTAATCTATCTCCTTGATGAATATTTTGACCAGCATCTACATAAACTTTAAATTGTTTACCATAAACACCTTCAGTAAGTCCTCTCTTGCTGTCTGTAGTCGGTTGTATATGTGCCATAGCAGAAGTAATGGTTGTAAAAGCCATTAAATCACTACCTAAATCCTTGTATCTTAATACCTTAATAGGCGTATGACATAAATGTGATATTGACATAATTTTATAATTTTAATAATTTCTACTAAACTCTAAGAAGTTTATAGCGGTCTAGAATTTGTTTAATTCCTAATCTTGTTGCAGTATCATCTAAACTACCATAATCTACAGAATAATCACCTAATGTCTCAGAATCAATTCCACCTTCTCCACCCTGTCTACCTACATTTACAATTGCAGAAACTAATTGGGTTGTAGCAAGTTTTATATCTTCTGGAACTGTTGAAGCATATCCCCAAATAGCAGTAATTTTTATTCTCTTTTTTCCTTTAGGAAGAGAACCATAACCACCATCTGGTGATAACTTTATAATATGTTTAGGTGTATCATTTAATGGATACTGAAAATAATCAGTAGCAGCAAAAGTTTTATCAACAGTACTACCATCAAGGTCTAATGTTTGAAAAGATGAAATACTTACATAATCATCAACATATAAAATAGTACCACCTGGACCATCGAAGTATCTTATTTCTTCTTCATCTTCAAATTGTCTTTGTGTATACCATTCGATATATTTCTGAGCAGCAGTAATCCACTCATTAATACGAGTATCCATAGAACCATCTATTGATATTAAAAGATAATCTTCTACTGAACCTTTATCGATATACATATTTTTATTTTAATTAATTAATATATTTTATGTTGCCACATCTGGAGACGGACAACTACTATTAGTTAAACTACACAATCTTCTTCTATAAATTCCGTATCTTGGCATATAAACACATTCTAATGAACTTGTAGAACTTGAGGTTGATGAAGATGTAGATGAACTTGATGAACTAGATGTAGATGAAGATGTAGATGAACTAGTAGAACTGGAACTTGAACTTGATGTACTAG